TAATAGGATTTCTAATTTGGAAATACGAGATTGACAATCTTGACGAATAAATCTATCATCCTCATCTTTCTTTTTTGCTCTCTTCTCATAGTATCTCCAAGCACCTGTACCAGTTAATACCGTTATAGCAGTGATGATTACTGAATATATATTTTCCATTACTTACCTGAATATTTAGGATGTTCTTTAGGTAGTAAATCATTATCGTTTACATACTTTGGATTTTGAGGTCTACCATTCTTTAATAGGTAAAGGAATGCATTTACTCTTGCAAATGCCCATTGTGAAGCAGATGATACGTTTGGTGAATGTCCACCTGTATAAGCTCCCAATCCTCTTTGGAATACTGATTTCAATACTCCTAATGTTGCGTTACCATTCTTTGTATTAGAATCTCTTTCGTTGAAATCCTTTACTTTATTCTTTAGTGTTTCCTCATCACCTGCACTTACTTCAGCTCCTCTCTTACCACTTGCTTTACCTTTAGCAGTTCCTTCACCTTGTGGATTAGGATTTGGTGTATCACTCTTTGGTGCTTTAGGTGATTCTCTTATACCACCTCTAGGTCCTACTTCTGCCATTGTAATCGGTCCACCTACTACCCATGCAGAACAGGTTCTTTTAGATGCACATTTGAAATCAAATGCTTCACAATATCCTAAACCACCTGCTTCAATTACTCTCTCCGGGTCATCATTATACCCAATACCTTTTGCAATACAATCAAGTGTTTGTTTTCTTACATCAAAGAATGCACAATTACCACATAGGGCTTTTTTAGCTGATTGGATATCACCTTCAAATTCTGCTGCTTTTGCTTTCCAATACCCTTCGTTTGGTTCGTTTGGATTAAGGGGACCGTAATTGGCTTGTTTTATTGCTATACTTCTATTGTATAGATTCAATGCTACATTTTGTGTTGCTTCAGGACAATCTTCTTCTGCAAACAAATTCATTCTACCATACTTCGTATTATAAGCTACACTAGCCATTACTTTTTCAGATGTATTCGTTATCTTACTCATCTTATCTTTATCGTAATATGAGTTGCAAATTGCAGCTGCTTGGCTTACTTCCTTACCTGCTCCTACCTCAATTGGTATGCAGTAATTTAAGTACTTATCTCTACTCTCTCCTGGCTTTGGTGGGTCAACTGGCATTAGTTATCTACTTTATAGGTTTTATTATTAAATCTTACTTTGTAAACGGTATTGAAATCTAATGTTCTCCAATTGCCATCTAACCCTACAACGGGTACATTAAACATATCCATTGCTGCTTTAGTATCACTACCTCCAGCAATACCATCACCAATCGGACCATCTATCCAATACATATCGTAGTATCTTTTTCTACCTGTTTCAGTTATCCATCCTACTCTAACAGGATTAGAAGCAGTTGCTTGATTCTTTAGGATATCTTCAAATTCAGAGAAACTAATTTCTGCTGAAATAAAGTGTTGTAGTTTGCTATGTACAGAATTACTTGTCATCTTTTTTCTTTTTAGCTACTTCACCTGGATATGTAGATGCTGGAATAGATGGATTAACTGCTTCCGCTTCTTCCAATAATCCTAATTCTCTTAATTTACTTTTAGCCCATCTACCTGCTGCTAATCCTCCCCATGCTTGCATCATAAGGTAACCACATCCATCACCAAATGATTTAGATGTTTCCAAATCTACTTCATGTCTACTTACATAAGAGTACATGCGCTTTATCGTGTCAACTGAAATGGGTTCACCCTTTGCTAATTGGTTTGCACGCTGTTTTCCTACGGGTGTTCCACAAGAACCCCATCCATTTTTATCTGCCCATTCTAATGCTCTCTTTGCATTATTCTGTACTGCATCAGGATAATCAGAGTAGGATTCCATCTCTATTCTTTGTTTTGATTTGAACCTATTATCCTTACGAATAAGAGCTTTAATCTCACCAAGTAGTATCTCTACCTCATCTTCACTTAACTCTTCTGTATGCCTCTCTAAATTGAGTTTAACATTACTCTTACGATGTTCAAATAAACCTTCAATGGAGTAGGCTCGGAATGTACCATCTTTTACCTTTTGCCACACTTCATCATTATCTATTTTATATACTCCAAACCAAGTTCCTTTTGGTAGTGTAAATCCATATAGATTTGATTTATCTTTTGAAGATTGTTCTACTATCCAGCTTTCTGTTAAATAAACTCCTGATGTTTTACCACCATGTTCTAATGTTACCTCATCTCCATATTTATTCTTCATAAACTTTCTGGCAACCTTTTCAATAGTTTCAGGTGTAAAGAATACATTGTATTTTTTCCCTTGACCATCAATACGGAGTATTTTCTTATTCGGAATTAACAGAGGACCTGCTACTAATCTTTTTTCATCAGATACTTCTGCGAATTGTATTTCTTTGGACATGTATATAAAATCACGACCTATTGCAGGATGTTCTACTAATGAATTTGCAAAAACACCATCCTCATCATCTTGAAGTACAAGCTCAAATAGCTCTTCTATATTATCGTTTATCATATCTATTTAACAATCTAAATTTATTTTATCCACCACCAAATGTAGCAGCTGCATTCGTTCTTCTCCCTAATGCTTGCCCTGATGATATATCTTGTGAAACTACATACGCTTTTACGGGTCTATCGGTTGCTGCTCCTATCGTTTGTGCAATTTGTGATGTAGTATTTGCAGATGTAGGTGTTTGGATTTGAGGTGATGCGGTAGCAGTAGGTGCGCCTCCAAATGTTGGTGGTGGTGATGATGATGCTGATACGGAACCTCCTCCTCCTCCAGCTGCGGAACCTCCTCCACTACCACCCGAACGTAGGATTGCTTTTGCTCTAGATGCTGCTGATAATACGGCTGCTACTTGAGTTGCGTAGAATATAGGGAATGCAAATGCTGCACCAGGACCTGTTGCCTTTGCAGATTTTTGTGCTATATCTAATGCGTTGATAAAACCAACACCTGTACCAATAGCAATATCAACAAGTGCTGCAGTTTTAGCCGCTGCACTTCCTTCTTTGAATAACCCACTTAAAGCATTAACCGCTCCTCCAACTGCTGATACAAATTCTAATTGTGCAGTTCTTCTTGCTATTAGAGCATTTTGTTCATTTCTAATTTGCTCATCAGTAATTGCTTTTAATTCATTAGCATATTTCTTTTCAATTTCTAATTTCTTTAATGCATCTTCTTCTGCTGCGAGTAATTCTATTTGTCTTTGTTGTTCTAATAGAGCTCTTTTTTGTTCTAATCTCTCATTATCTCTTTCAAAATCACCTTCTATTTTTGCATTTGCTGCATCTAGTATTTCAATTCTGGATTGTAATTCAGCAAAAAGAATACCTCTCTCAATCTCTAATTTCTTTTTAAGAGCATCTTTATCTTTTTGGTCCTGTTCATCCTTCTTTTTTTGTTCTTCATCATCAAATCTCTTTTTGATGGATGCTAATGTAATACGATATTGTTCTTCAACCGCAGTGAAATCCTTTCTATTTGCAGCTTCTAATGTCTTCTTTTGTTCGGCTAATTTCATTTCAGCCTCTAACTCCAATCGTTGTCTTTCAGTAAGTGAAGCTTTGTATGCTTCTAACTCAACTGCATCAGCTGCTTTATTTGCTTCTTCTAATCGTTTTCTTCTTTCTGCTGCAGCAGCTGCTGCTGCTTTATTTGCTGCTTCATAATCAGGTGGAGTTTCTAATCCCTTCTTTAATTTCTTATCATTCTCAATTGCCTTTTGTGTTAAGGCATCACCTTCTTTATCAATTACATCTGCATTTTTCTGTGTTTCTGATAAATTTTCAGCATAAGTTTCAAGTTGTTTATTAGCAAAAGCCATATATTGACCACCTGATAAGATGTAATCACCAACTGTCTGCCATACCGATGGGTCTATATCTTCACCACTTACTGCCTTTGCTGCTGCCTCTGCAGATTTTGCATAGAACACATTTGCCTGTGCTCTTAATTTAATTCCTTCAATTACAACTGATGTATTTGCTGCCAGTAATTGTTCTGCCTGTTCTAATGAACCTGCAAAACCAACCGAAGCACCAAGAGTTTCGTTATATTTCTTTAATGCCTCATCTTTTGTTATAGTTCCTTCTTTGGCTTGTTGGAAGGCATTATTTACATCAAATAATTTTCTATTGAAATCGGCTAATCCTTTTGTTACATCAGCCTGTGCTTCTTCGTATACTTTAGATTCAGCAGTTGCACCTTTAACAGCATCAACAACTTTATCCCAATTGGCAATCAATAAACCTAATGCAACTACAATTGCACCAATACCAGTCGCAGTTAGTGCTGCTGCAAATCCTCTAGCACCTGCTGCTGCTGCGTTTTCACCTATACCAACTGCAACGAATGAACGAGATAGAGCCTGATTTAAGGTAGTATATACTTTTGTAATACCAGTCAGGTTTCCAAATCCTTTAACAACATCAGTTAAATCATTTCCTAATTCTACAAACGATGCTTGTATATTGGTTAATTTAATAGCAGAAAATTGTTTTAGAGCACCAACAGTCCCACCAACAGAACCCGCAATAGAACCAATAGGACCAGGTAATTGACCTAATACATCCGCAAAGTTACCAGCACCTGCTCTTGCTCCTGCTAATGATTCTTGAACATCATCAATCTGTCTTTGGAGTGCAATGAACTCTCTAGAACCAGCTGCAGTTTCTCTTAATTGTTTCTTTAATTCACGAAGTTGTTTTAAGGATGGTTCTATATTAGAGTTAATCTCTATATCAACTTCTATTTTCTCTGCCATGAGTCATTCGTTTAATTATTTTATCAAAAACACCTTTCCAAGTAATTGGTTCACTATTTCTGTTTGAATGCCGTTTAATTTTACTAAAAGCATCTTTCCAACCATTTGGAAGTTCATAAAACCCCTTTGCAATATCCACTTTTTCAGATATTCCGTAGTGGTCACTTATTGATAATAGTTCAATTATATTTTTTATCATACAGATTTAACATTCAGTTCCTCTAAAATAGGTGAAGGTATTTAGAATGTTCACCCCAATATGGATGCTCATTAAATACATTATCTTTTCTATAAATGGAAAAATGTGATGTAAAGTGTGAGCCGTGATTGATGTGAATTGATTGATTAGGTGATTCCCATTGCAATCTTTTAAGTGTTTGTGTTTCAATCATACCACTATTCGTCACTAATGCATTTCCCAATATAGATTGAAAGTGTTCTATTGCATCTTCTGTTCTCATAGTCATCTGATGCATTGGTTCATCATTCTGTCCTCTATGTTGCCAACCATCTCTATTGATTCCACCATAGTTCATATTAGTCCAAACCGCACCTCTATCAAACTCTGGATAATCAAAGTATCCTTCACCATACATTACATCGTGTTCTAGGAATGATACATATTGATACTCATTTATTGTTTGCCCAACATAGATACATTGTAAGATTTGCAGTAATTGATTGAGGTGTGATGATGAACGATTCCATGATAAAACCT